AAAAATATATTGGCAAAAAGTTAGCAAAATTTAAAGTAACTAAAAAACCCCTCAAAGGCAAAAAGAACAAAAGGCGTTCAACAAAAGAAAGTGACTGGAGAGACTATTGGGGATCCAGTGACAATCTGAATGCAGACGTAGAACACTTAGGCCCAGAAAACTTCACTAGAGAAATACTGTACTACTGCACCAGCAGAGGCGAACTAAGTTATTTAGAAGCCAAAGAACAGTTTGACCGTGAAGTTCTTAAAACTGATGAATATTACAACGGCATTATAAATGTAAGAGTTGGCAGTTCCAAGGCACTTATAGAATCACTAAACAGACACCAGTCGTAACATACCCTCTTTGTTAAAAGCATTGAGATTGTTCGTAGCAATACGGGCCGTCGGAACTTGCCTGAGGGAAACGAACCAAAAGAGTGGGCTCTACTGTGCCATTGTAACCCACGGATAGCTCGAAAGTCGTCGTTATGGCTGAGAGTGTTTCTGCGTTTTAAGCAGTATGTAAAGGGGTAAAGCAAAACCGCCTCTGCCTAGCAATAGGTTTTACTATAACGATGCGAACTGGAGACGGGGTAATGACCGTTTCGTTTTTTTGCACTTGGCTGTAACAAGCTAAGTGCGACTGAAAACAAGGTAATAACGTATCATAATAAAAATTATATCTAAGAAAGAAATATCATACGAAATGAAATGAGTATGACGATGAGCTTTAGCTCTTCGAAACTATAATACTTTACGGTTTTTAGGATTTAAGGCTTCTCTTTGTTTTTCAGCTTTAGTACCCATTCGGTCTTGTATCTCTTTTAAGTCTCTTACTGATACTTTTTTAATTTCACCAATTGTAAATGCACCTTCACTGTATAATACAGTATCGAATATCAGTTCTCTAAGTTTTTTAGAAGTTTCTTCGTATTGTTCGATTAGTTTTTGGATTAGGTTATTATCACCTCCAGTTCTAATTAGCTGTTGCTGAAAAAAAAACTTGGGTTAAATTCTACTGTTCCTTTGAATTCTTTGCCACATTCTTCGTGGCTACAAGTAAAGTCGTATGTGTCGGGTAAACCATTTAAATTAAGTTTTCTACTGTTGTTTTCAATTTGTGTAAGAACAGATTTTTTTGCATTTGCTAGCCATTGTTGGATACTGGCTTGATCTATTACTTCTTTACCGTCAGGAGTAGTAACTTTTACAATTGCATCACTGAGTAGTTCTATATTAGCAATGGTTATTTCTGTTAAACTATCCATGTAATTCTTGGATAATTCTTCTTTTCTGTCGCCTTCTGAATTTGATAATTTTTGAACCAATTGAGTTGTTGTTAAATTTTTTATATTAAATGCATTCATCGATCTCAGTGAGTTTGGTCTTAACTCAATCTGTAATCTGTCTATCTCTATAGTTACACCACCTTTGATTAAATTTATTTGACTTAATATATCTGGAATACTCATTTCGTAACTACTAAATTTTTCACAGTGTACACATTTGCTTTCAACTTGCATTTTTTTATCATATGTCATTGCTCTACTAGCAAGCAATATTACATCAACATCGGGTAAACTTACTTCTTTTGGGTCTACAATATCAGGTGCAATACTTTTTAAAAGATTGAATATGCTTTCTCCATTATATAGCGTATCCGGAATATTCAATAGCATCTCGTCATTAAGAGTCATCGGAAGTACTCCTATCTCTCCATCATCAGTGAGATTAGGTTTATTTTCATACCAAAGGCCTTGTGTAGGTAAAGGTACGTAAATTTCTTTTTGTCTATAATAATCTTCTAAGGGATTTTGCATATATTTCGCCTATAAATACTTGTATAATACAAATGTATTTATCAATTAAAAGAGTACTTAATTTATGGCTATAGCTACAATAACAGGAAATCAAGTTGAAATACCTGATTTTGCTTTGGAAAATACACAAGAAGATATTCTTGCAAAAATAGGGCAAATGGTTTCGGCCTTGAGTGGTGTTCAATCTGAAGTATCACAAGGCAACGCTACTGAGCAAGCACAGTTAAGAGAAGAGAAAAAACAAACTTCTGAACAAAAATCATCAATGTTGCAGAATATTAGAAACAATGTCAAAATTGGATCAGATCAACGACGAGGCATGGATAAACTTGGTAATGCTGTGCTTAGTAGTCAAACCAATGTAACGGGAATGATACAAAACACATTGCAAGCATTGGGTGCGCCTGCAATAGTTGGTACAGGGTTTGGTTTGATAATGCAACAATCACAAGAACTAGGTGATGCATTTAGAATTGGCGGAAGAGCAGGTATTAATTTCAGTGAAAATCTAAGTGGTGTGACTGCACAACTAGCTGGTTCGGGTATCGACTTAGGAGAATTTTCGCAAGTTGTTTTGGGTAACTTACCAGGAATTAGATCATTTGGAGAAAGTACTCAGGAAGGCTCTAAAAGATTTATGAATCTTATAAGCAGTTTTAGAGGTGCGGCAGAAGGATTTGGTAACTTTGGATTAACCAGTGGCGCCGCCGCAGAACTGTTGGCCGAAGAACTAGAACTAAGACGTTTGACTATGACAACTGATGCTTTTAGAGCACAAACTGAACAAGAAATATCAGAGTCGATGGTTGAACGTATTAAACAAGAAGAAGCTATGGCAAAAATTACAGGGCAGGATGTAAAAGAAAGATTGAAAGCTCAGATGGAAGCACGTAAAAATGCAATAGCACAAAGTTTCCTAGCTGAACAAACCGGAGCAACTAGAGAAAAGTTTGATAAATTGAGTGGAAGTCTTAGTGCATTAGGGCCAGTTGGTGACGAAGTGTCTAAAGCTATTTTAACCGCAGTATCCACAGGACTACGGCCAGAGCAATTCAGCCAAGTATTCGTACAATTAGGACAGCCAGCACAAGACTTATTTGATAAAGTGCTTTCTGGCATACAGGATCCTGGAACTAGTGCAAGTGATTTTTCTGCGGCTATTGCAGAAAGTGTTGGTGGACTAAAAGCAAACAATGCTGATATAAGAGAACAATTGCGTATAAGAGCGGCAAATGGAGATAGTGTTGCTGAAAGTTTACTAGGTATTTCTCAAAGTTTAGTAGATGTTAATGGTGATGAGATCAGTGTTAGACAAAAAATGATTGAAAACTTAAAAGAAATGACTGACCAAGAAAACAGTGCTAGACAAAGAGCAAGAGGCATGTCAGCTGAACTTGAACAAACAGAAAAAACATTTCAAAATTTAATTCAACAATTTATTTTTGCCGCAGGAAGACAAGCAACAGGTGAAGAGGGACTAGGATCTTCTGCACTGATGTTAAGATTGCAAGATTTTTTACAAGGTGCGTTTGGAAGTGAAGGTGCAAGAACTGTTGCTAGAGTAGGTGGTGGTGCAGTAGGAGGTGGAGTTTTAGAACCTTTTGGAAATCTAGCCACAGGTAAACCAATGGAGATGTCAGACATGGGGTTTTTCCTTGGATTGTTAATGGGTAATATGCCTGGAAAAATGGGCACGTTTGCAAAAGCGGCGGCAATACCACAAGTTGCTGTTGGTGGGGCTCAAGGCGCCGCAAATGAATTATTTAGAACCACAGGCGGTGAATTGCGATTTGAAAAGGTAGTGGAAGCAATTAACAATCCTACAAAATTAGCAGACGAAACATTACAAAAACTATCAAACTTAATAAAAGGCAAACCTATGAATACAGATGTTGTTGTTTCATCCGCACAACAAAATAATCAAGGACCTGATAATATGGACTTCGCTGATCCATTACTCAACCTCAATAATAGGAATAGTCCTAATAACCAAACTGTATCAATTGACGGAACTTAAGGTTGACAAAAACTATAAATACACTATAATAAAGTAAAAGAGAATCGTATGAGCTGGAAAAAACATTTTACCATGTATGGCGGACAAGGATCCGATAGTATGAAACCTAGCAGTGCTAGTCGTTTCCAAAGTTGGTTACCTGAAGTATACAGTGGACAACCTAATCGTGTTGAGCGATATGCACAATATGACCAAATGGACATGGACAGTGAAATAAATGCCGCCATTGATATTATTAGTGAATTTAGCACACAAGTAGAAGAATCTAGTAAACTTCCTTTCAAAGTTAATTTTAAAGAAAAAGCAACTGAAAGCGAAACCAAGATACTAGAACAAACACTACAGCAATGGTGTAATTTACAAGATTGGGATAAACGTATTTTTCGTATGTTTAGAAATACCATAAAGTACGGAGATCAATTTTTTATTAGAGATCCTGAAACTTGGGAATTGTATTATGTAAATCCAGTTGATGTAACCAAATGTGTTGTTAATGAAGCCAAAGGTAAAGAACCAGAACAGTATATTATTAAAAATATAGATCTCAATATGCAGGAAAAAACTGTGAGTAAACCTGTGCAACACAGTCAGACCTATGGCACAGTTAATAGTATGATGCGTGGACAAGTTCTTGACAAAGGGGCATACGGCGCTTATTCAGGACAGTATGATTCAGGTACAGGTAATATTCAAGAATACACAGTAGATGCTAGTCATGTGGTACACTTGGGTATGACTGAGGGTATGGACAACAATTGGCCTTTTGGTGCTAGTATACTTGATCCTATCTTTAAAACGTACAAGCAAAAAGAACTGCTTGAAGATTCAATTATTATATACAGAGTACAACGTGCTCCAGAACGTAGAGTATTTTATGTTGACGTAGGCAATATGCCTCCCAACAAAGCTATGGGTTTTGTAGAGCGTGTTAAAAATGAAATTCATCAAAAACGTATTCCTAATAAAACAGGTGGTGGTACAACCATTATGGATGCGGCATATAATCCGTTATCAATTATGGAAGACTATTTTTTTGCACAGACCAGTGAAGGTAGAGGCAGTAAAGTTGAAGTTCTACCAGGTGGAGAGAACTTAGGTCAAATTGATGACCTGCGTTATTTTACAAACAAAATGCTTAGAGCATTGCGTGTACCTAGCAGTTACTTGCCAACTGGTCCAGATGATGGAACAGCTAGCTATGTAGACGGTAGAGTAGGTACAGCATTTATACAAGAATATAGATTTAATCAATACTGTATGAGATTACAAAACGCTCTTGCTCCTACAATGGATAAAGAGTTTAAACTGTTTATGAAACACAAAGGCATTAATATTGATGCTAGTTTATTTGATTTAGAATTTGTAGAGCCACAGAGCTTTAGTACATATAAAGAAATTGAAGTACATGCGGCTAGAGCAAATGTGTTCAGCGGACTTGAAGGTGTCCAATATATGAGTAGACGTTTCCTAATGGAGAAATACTTAGGACTTACTGAAGAAGAGATTTTGAAAAATGAACGTATGTGGGAAGAAGAGAATGAATCAGGTGTTACACCAGAAGCAGATGCAATGCCAGGTTTAGGTAACGTCGGAGTGCGTGGATTTGATATTCCAGATGGAGCACCAGACGATTTACCATTGGACGCACCAGCAGGTGACGAGACTGAAGGAGAAAGTCCTATCAGTGGAGCAGAAGCCGCTCCAACAGGAGATGAAAATGCGTAGTAAAGATATTTTAAATGAGTATTATGATGCTGAAGATGACAAGTATAATAATAGGCAAATAGACGATACTCGTAAGGCAAGGTTAACATTAAAGCATATAAATCGTTTGAGAAAACAACGAGAAGTGCATAATATTGAAAATGCAAGCCGTACGCAACGTATAAAGAAAATATACGCAAAACCTGCACAAACATAAAATTTTCACCTAAGATTTACTTATCTCAGAGAGATATTCATAAAATACCCATTTTTTAGGGTATTATCCAGGCGAAACGTCTTGGTGTGTTAAATATAGATGTAAACCATCTTGGTAAGCCTGTAATTTTTTAAGGAGAAGGATATGAGCGAACATAAGGAATCTTTAGTTAAAGTCCTTGAATATATCGTTAACGACGAGCAAGATAAAGCCGCCGATCTTCTTCACACTGTTTTTGTTGAGAAAGCCAAATCACATTGGTCAAATCTACAAGAGCAAGATGAAGTAGTAGAAGACGAAATTCAAGAGGACGACTTAGACGAAACTATCGATCTCGATGAAGCTGATGACGATGCTAAGGACGATGAAGTAGAAGAAGCGATTGACGCCTCTGATGCTGAAGAAGATTTCCTTGATGATATCGAAACAGCCGAAGAAGAGATTGAGGACGAAGAAATCATGGACGATGAGGCCATGGATGACGAAGAAATGGCAGAACCAGAAATGGATCTAGCTATGGACATGGAGCCAGAAGCAGAAGGCGAAATGGGCGATGAGTCAGAATCAGATGCAGAAGAAGCAATGGATAATGTAGAAGATGCAATTGCAGAACTACGTGCCGCTTTTTCAGATCTAATGGGTGATGACGCACCTGCAGAAGAAGAGCCAGAAATGGGCGATATGGATGACGAAATGGAATCTGTTGAAGCCGTTGAAGAAGGTGCTTCAATGAGTGCAGTTAGTGTATCACACAGTGATTCAAGTGACAAAGGCTCACCTGTAGCTTCACAAGCTAAAGCACCTAACGATGCTAAAGCACACTCAATTGGTGGTGGCGATGAGAAGGGTAGACCTGCTCCAGCCGCTAAAGATATGGGTGTAGATGGACCACAAGAAGCTGGTTCACCTAGTGCGGCGCCTGCACCGAAGAGTGAAGACTCTAAGTCAGACAGTCCAATTAGAGGAATGAAGTAATATGCTTACCTCACTGAAAGAACACTTAACATATAATCAAGCACATATTGTTACTGAAACATTAGATGAAGCTAATGGTAAGAGCTTATATATGAAAGGTATCTTTATTGAAGGTGATGTACGCAATCAAAATAATCGTATCTACACAAAAGAAGAAATTCATACAGCCGTTAAGGCAATAAATGAAAAAATTAAAGGTGGATACAGTGTATTAGGCGAAGCTGATCACCCAGATGACCTGAATATCAATTTAGATCGTGTGTCTCACATGATCACTGAAATGGATACAGATGGCGCAAATGGGATCGGCAAGCTGAAAATTCTACCTACTCCGATGGGAAATATTTGTAAAACCCTATTGGAGAGTGGAGTAAAATTAGGCGTGTCAAGCCGAGGCAGTGGCAATGTTAACGACAGTGGAATAGTTAAAGATTTTGAGATTATTACCGTTGATATCGTTGCAAATCCAAGTGCTCCAGATGCTTATCCCGATCCAATCTATGAAAGAATTATGAATCATAGACGGGGCAATGTGTTAATGGATGTCGCTGAAGCAACTAGACACGATAAAGGTGCACAACGTTATCTCCAGGAAGAGGTGACTACTTTTATTAAAAACCTGAGATATAGGAGAGATTAATATGGCTCATGCAATGAATGAACTATTAAGCTCGAGTACGCTCTCCGAAGAGGTTAGATCTTCTTTGTCAGAAGCGTGGGAGACACAACTAACAGAAGCTCGTGAGACAATCACAGCTGAACTTAGAGAAGAATTTGCACAGCGTTATGAAAATGACAAGTCGCAAATTGTCGAAGCCGCAGACAAAATGATTACTGATGTTATATCTAAAGAACTCGAAGAGTTTAATCAAGATAAAGCAAAAGTAGCTGAAGATCGTGTAGCTTATCGCAAGCATATGAAAGAGCATGCAAAAGTGCTTGATCAGTTTGTGATGGATACACTTGGCAAAGAAATTAATGAACTTCGCCAAGACCGGGTTGCTCAAGAAGGTAACATGTCCAAATTAGAAGGATTTGTTATGGAGCAACTAACCAAAGAGCTCAACGAGTTTCATGAAGACAAACGCTCACTAGTTGAAGCAAAAGTCAAAATGATAAAAGAAGGCAAAGAAGTCATTAATCAAACTAAAGCAGACTTTATTAAAACAGCCGCAAGCAAAGTTGAAGGCATAATGGAAAATACTATTAAGTCAGAACTACATACTTTGCGTGAAGATATCAAATCAGCCAAAGAAAATACCTTTGGTCGTAAGATATTTGAAACATTTGCCGCTGAGTTTATGTCAAGCTACTTAAACGAAGGAACGGAAGTTCATAAGTTGAATAAAGTAGTTGAAGGTCTACAAAGTAAGATTGAAGACAAAGACAAAGCCATTGCTGAAAAGGAAGTGACAATAGCAGAAAGTGCAAAAACTGTACGGATTGCTAAAGACACTGCAGAAAGAAAAGCAATTATGCAAGAAATGATGCAACCTTTAAGCAAGGACCATAAAGAAATTATGGGTGCATTGCTCGAAAGTGTAAAAACAGACAAGCTACAAAATGCATTCAACAAGTATCTACCTTCAGTTTTGAAGGAAGACGCAAAACCACAGACCAATAAGAAGGTACTAAGTGAATCTAAATCAGAAGTCACTGGAAACAAAGCAGAAGCATCAGCATCAGCTGAAGGTGGAGCAGATATTGTTTATCTTCGAAAATTAGCCGGTATAAGTTAAGGAGACCGAAATGGCAGACAATTTAATGGAAAATTGGAGCGAAACTAAAGAAGCTCTAACTGACGGTCTATCTGGAACTAAAAAGCAGGTAATGGAAACAACACTTGAAAACACAAAGAGGTACCTCTCAGAGGCGGCCACTACTGGTGCTACTCAAGCAGGCAACGTTGCCACACTTAATAAAGTTATTCTTCCAGTGATTAGACGTGTCATGCCAACAGTTATCGCCAACGAAATCGTTGGTGTACAGCCTATGACAGGGCCTGTTGGACAGATTCACACTTTACGTGTACGCTATGCAGAATCATTTGATACTGCGGTAGCAGGCGATGAGGCACTAAGCCCATTCCAAATCGCAACTGGTTACTCAGGTAACGCAACATCTAACAAAGCTGACGTAACATCAGCACTTGAAGGAACAGCAGGTAAGAAGTTGAGTATTCAAGTACTCAAGCAAACTGTTGAAGCCAAATCAAGAAAGCTATCAGCACGTTGGACATTTGAAGCCGCTCAAGACGCACAGTCAATGCACGGCTTAGATGTAGAAGCAGAAATCATGCAAGCACTAGCCCAAGAGATTACTGCTGAAATCGATCAAGAGATCATTGCAAGTCTTTTAAGTCTGTCAGGTACAGCCGCAAGCACATACGCACAAGGTAGTGTAAGTGGTACAGCGACATTCGTAGGTGACGAGCATGCCGCTCTTGCAGTGCTTATCAACAAAGAAGCAAATAACATCGCCGCAAGAACAAGACGTGGCGCTGGTAACTTCGCAGTGATTAGCCCAACAGTACTTACAGTACTACAAAGTGCAACAACTTCTGCATTCGCAAGAAGCACAGAAGGTACATTTGAAGCACCAACAAATACTAAATTTGTAGGTACATTAAATGGCACTATGAGAATTTATGTAAACCAGTATGCCGCTGATGATACAGTGCTTGTTGGTTACAAAGGTGCAACAGAAACAGACGCCGCGGCGTTCTATTGCCCATACATTCCTCTCATGAGTAGTGGTACAGTACTTGATCCAAGTACATTTGAGCCAGTAGTTAGCTTCATGACCAGATATGGTTATGTAGAATTAAGCAACCAAGCATCATCGCTTGGTAATGCGGCTGACTATCTTGCAAAGATTGCTGTAACAAGCGGTCAACTTGCATTTACCTAATAGGTATTTCTATAATAAGAGAACAGGGCCCAAGTGGCCCTGTTTTTATGACTACTGTGAATAAATATGTACAGTAGGAGATTACAATGGCAACTAAATTTAAACAAAATCTTGACATAACTGGCAATATCTCAATGACTGGGACAATTGTTGCTCAAGGTAGTGTTACACTAGGAGATGCAGACACTGATAGTGTTACGTTTACAGCAGATGTTACAAGTCATATTTTACCAAATTTAACTGGTACATATGATTTAGGTGCAGATGGGAAAGCATGGAGAAATGTGCATGCAGGAACTTTAATTTTTGAAGGTTCTAATGTAGACGCAAATGAAACTACGTTTGGCGTAGTAAATCCAACAGCAGATAGAACACTTAATTTACCAGATTCAACAGGAACAGTTGCTACTGAAGAATGGGTAAATGCACAAGGATTTGGTGCTGGAGCTGGCGGTAGTATTAACGGACTTAATGATGTTGATACAGCAACAAGTGCGCCGAGTACAGGACAAGTATTAAAGTGGAACGGATCTAATTGGACACCGCAAGCTGATGTACAATCTAGTTACACAGATGCTAGTGTTAATACACATCTTAATCAAAGTAGTGCAACCAGTAATCAAGTTTTAAGTTGGAGCGGTACTGATTATGCTTGGGTAACTAACGGAAGCGGAAGTTTAAGTGATGTAGTTGGTGATACAACTCCACAGCTAGGTGGAAACTTAGATTTAAATTCAAAAGATATTACGGGTACAGGTAATTTAAATATTACAGGAAATATTACTCTCGGAACAGGAAACCTAACAACAACTGGTAAATTATTATTTTCAAATGTATATTCTGCAGAAGCTGATTTACCAAGTGCCACAACATATCATGGAATGTTTGCTCATGTTCATGCAACTGGTGCTGGATATTTTGCTCATGGCGGTAACTGGATAAAACTAGCTAACGATAGTCAATTGTCAAGTTATCAAACAACTGCTGGTTTAAATGGTGCTATTGATACACACTTAAATCAATCAAATCCAACTAGTGGTCATGTATTAAGCTGGAATGGTAGTGACTATGCTTGGGTAGCTAATTCAAGTGGAGGCGGCAGTACAAATCCAGCTGGTGCAAACACACAAGTACAATATAACAATAACGGATCGTTTGGTGCTGAAAGTGATTTCACATACAACGCTAGCACAAATACACTTACCGTTGTTAATTTAAATGCAACAAATATTACAACAACTGGTGCAGGATCTACAACAATATCTGCAGGCGCCAATGTTGAATTAAACGCAACAAACAGAGTTTTAGTTACAGATACTGTTTTTAGACTAGCAAGCATGACAACAACACAACGAAATGCAGTTGCTAGTCCAGTTAATGGCGATATGATTTACAATAGTACTACTAACCAATTAGAGAGTTATGAAAATAGTGCTTGGGGAGCCACAGCCGGAAGTGCAGGTGGTAGTGGAGACATTACAAGAGTTAATATTACAGCAGGTACAGGTTTAACAGGCACACAAGATACAACAACAGGTGATCATACACAAACACTAGCAGTTGATGTAGGTACAACAGCAAACAAGATTATACAGCTAGACGGAACAGCAAAATTACCAGCTGTAGATGGATCACAGTTAACTAATATTAGTGGTAGTGGTATTGCAAGCGTAGTAGCAGACACAACACCACAGCT